ATGAATAATTGGAAAAACTACACAGTAAATATAGGGTATGTAAAACAAAATACAAGTATAGATGTTAAATTTGAATCTACTAGATATTTAGATATACAACATATTTCACCTAAATGTGGAAGTTGTACTAAATTTTTAGATTATAAAGATAATATTTTAACTTTTAGATATACAGCTCCAAGTTTCCCAATACATTTAAATACTAGAGAAACAGTTATAAGTAAAGGAGCAACTATATATTATACTGATGGCTCTTCAGAAGAATTAAAATTTGTAGGATTTTTAAAAAAATAATATGGCAGATGTAAAAATTTTAGCACCATTTATATTAAAATGGGAAGGAGGATTTGTAAATCATCCTAATGACCCAGGAGGTGCAACTAATAAAGGAGTAACCATAGCAGTGTGGAAGAAACAAGGATATGATAAAGATGGTGATGGGGATATTGATGTAGCAGATTTAAAACTTATTACTGCTAATGATGCTACCAAAATACTTAAATCCAACTATTGGGATAGATGGTTTGCAGATCAAATAGAAAATCAAGCTGTGGCTAATACTTTAGTAGATTGGGTGTGGGGTTCTGGAGCTTGGGGGATAAAAATTCCTCAAAGATTATTAGGTCTTAAAGAAGATGGAATAGTAGGATATGTTACAGTGAATGCACTTAATAAAGCTATTAAAGAAGATAAAATAGGTTTTATAACAAAACTATATAAAGCAAGATATGACTACATTAATTCTATCATTAGATCTAATTCTAAACTAGCCGTATTTAAAACTGGCTGGTTAAACAGAATGAAAGACTTAGAAAAATTCAACCAAAAATATTTATAATGGAAAACACAGTTAATTTACAACCACATCAACAGAGAGTAGTTGAAGAATATAAAGAATTAAAAGATAAAACTACTAAATTAGGAGCATTCATTTTAGATAATCCAATATATCTATCTTTAGATAAAGTTGAACAGGAAGATATGAAGAAACAATATGATGCTATGTGTATATATTGTGATGCTTTAGAAAGTAGNNAGAATAAAAAGATTCTAATATGTCATATTTATTTATAGTAGAAAATAATATAGCTAAACCTAATACAGAAACACTTTTAATAGAACCTTTCAAGACAATTTGGGAAAGAGATAAGACAGAAGATAAAGGACAAGCAATAAAGGAGTTTACATTTATAGAATTAATGTCTTCAAAAAAAAGATCTAATCCTTATGCAGGTTATGCAGATAATGTTAGACAAGAAAAGTTAAAAGCTTATTTATTTGAAGATGAACCTGAGTGGACTCCAGATATTGAAATAGAAAAAGGTTTAGCAAAAATTGTAGAATTTCAAAAAGAAGCTTCACCTACTTATACTTACTATATAAGTGTTCTAGAAGCTACGGAAAAGATGAAAGATTTCTTTACTACTTTTGATATTAATGAAGTAAATGATAAAGGAGCTAGAGTATTTAAACCTAATGAAATTGTAATGGCTATTTCTAATACTGATAAGTTATTACAAAATTTACATTCAATGAAAGAGAAAGTAGAACAAGAATTGTTTGAACAAGCTAAGACAAGAGGAATGAAACAAATTAATCCATTCGAAGAATAATGAAAGAATTAGATAAAATAGTATTACCAGGAGAATGTATATTAATTAAAAGAGATAAACCTTTAGAGAAAACAGCTTCAGGTATTTTTCTAGGAGAAAACTCAACAGAAAAAATTGATACAGGAGTAATTGTAAAAGTAGGGATAGATATAACTATAAAACTAGTAAATTCTCCTTGGAGTGCCATAGGCAAAAAAGTTAGATTTAGAGAATCATTTGGAGAAAGTTTAATGATAGATAATGAAGAGTATCTATTTTTTAGAGAACTTGAACCAAGTATTTATTATTATATAAATGAGGAAGATTAGAAATGAAAAAGGAAAGTGGATAAACTCAGGAATATTTAGAGAAGAAGCTATTAAATTCCAAAAAAATAAAACTTATGTGTCAGCTCCATGGGGTACTCCAGATTGGCAAGACTATTGGGAGACTCAGTTAGATAGATGTATTAAAGGTTATTCTGTCTTTGAAGAAGATGGTACAGAACATAAAATTACAGGACATCATTATTTTTATTTAAATTTTACACAAATACAAATTGTATTAGAAAATGAAGATGATGAATCTGCTGTAGCTGAAAAGATTACACAGAATCCAGATTTTTGGGATGGAGATTATGATTATTTTTGGTCTTTAGAAATAGCTAGAAATGGATTGTTTACTAAGAATACTCAAGTGCCTTCTACACCTGAAGAGAAGAGAGAATGGAATACTTTACAGAAACAAATAAGAGTTCTTAAAAAAGAATTAAAGAATAATACTAAAAATAATAAAGAATATCAAGAACTAAAAAATAAAAGAGATGAAATATCTAAAACTGTTCTTAATAGACTTGGATTAAAAGTAAAACCTCACCTAGACTATCTAGATGGTGGTTATCACATGATAGTTGGTAAATCTAGAAGAAAAGGATATTCTTATAAAGATGGAGCTATATGTGCTAATGTATATAATACACAAAGAAGTGCTCAGATTATAATTGGTGCATTTGAAAAGAAATTTTTGTATCCAAAAGGTACAATGGGTATGGCTTCAGATTATTTGAACTTTTTAAATGAACATACAGGATGGGCTAAATCTAGAGATTATGTAGATAAAGTTGATCATAAGAGAGCATCTTACGCAGAGAAAAGAAATGGTATTACAATTGAAAAAGGGTATATGTCTGAAATCTTTGCCCTTACTTTTAAAGATAATCCTGATGCAGCTAGAGGAAAAGATGGTAAGATATTTTTACTTGAAGAAGCAGGAGCTTTCCCAAATTTAAAAGATTCTTTTAATGCTATTGTTCCTGCTTTAGGAGCTGGTAGATTTATTACAGGGCAGATCATTATATTTGGTACTGGTGGAGATATGGAATCAGGTACAGTAGATTATGCTGATATGTTCTATAATCCTATAGCATATAGAATTATGCCATTTATTAATATATGGGATGAGAATGCAGATAATACTACTTGTGGATTTTTCCATCCTGTTACTTGGAATATGGAAGGTTTCTATGATAGTCAAGGTAACTCTGATGTTGAAGGTGCAACTGAATTTGAACTAGAAAGAAGAAAAGAAAAAATGGAAGCTGCTTCATCTTCTACTATTGTAGAAAAGCATATGCAAGAGTTTCCTTTTAGTCCTTCTGAAGCATTTTTAACTGTTAGTACAAATAACTTTCCTGTAGTTGAACTTAGAAGTCAACTTAATAAAGTTAGGTCTGAACATTTACAAACTACTAAAGGAACACCAGTTTATTTAGAAAGAAAAGAAGGTAAAGTAGTAGCAAGACCAGATCTTGAAGGTAAATTAAAACCTATTTATAATTATAAAGTAAAGCAAGATGATATTTCAGGATGTCCAATAATTTATGAATATCCAGTTGATAATGCACCTAAAGGTTTATATAAAATAGGTTTTGACCCATATCAACAAGATGAAGGTTCTTCATTAGCTGCAATTTATGTATATAAATCTATACATTCGGGAACATATTCAAAAAATATTATAGTAGCTGAATATGTAGGAAGACCTCAGGAAGCAGATGATGTATCTAGAATAGCTTCTATGTTAGCTGATCTTTATAATGCTGAGATAATGCATGAGAATGAAGTATCACATGTTAAGAATTATTTTAGAAGAATAAAAAGACTAGATCAACTTGCAGTACAACCTGATGCAGTGATATCTAAAAATGTTAAAGCATCAAAAGTAGCTAGAGTATATGGAATGCATATGAATGAACAGTTAAAAGATGCAGGAGAAAAGTATATAAAAGATTGGTTATTACAAGTTAGAGACTATGATGAGAATGGTAATGCTATACTTAATTTAGAAACTATATATTCTATAGGTTTACTAGAAGAATTAATTCTATATAATAGAAAAGGAAATTTTGATAGGGTTATGGCATTTATGCAAGTTATGTTTCAGTGTCAAGAAGAAGAGTTAGGTAAAGATTATTCTACTTCAGAAAATAAAAAAGTAAAGAGTGTAATGGCTGCACTTGATAGAATGTTTAAAAGAAATTAATAACAATGAGTGAAAGTATTTTTAATAATACACAAAGGTTAACTAGAGCTCAAAAAGAAGCAAATGATAAGAAATGGTTTAAAGATCAATTAAAATCTTTAAATAAAATATCATTCTCTACAGGTAGTATGTTTGGTTTAACCAATTTAGGTAGAGGTATTTCTGATTATAGAAGAATGAAAGTTAATTATGATTTATTTAATAATGTAATTAACAAAGCAGATTTTGAGCATGTATGTTATCCTTTTGGTAAAGAAGCAGGAGAGCTTCCAGCAGACTTTACAAATAAAGATATTATTTCAGGTAAGATAAAAGCTTTACTTGGAATGGAAATGAGAAGACCTTTTTCTTGGAAAGTAGTGGCAACTAATACAGAAGCAACAACTAGAAAAGAAGAAGAAGAATTCTCTAAATTAGAAGATTTTGTAGTAAATTCTATTATTGCCCCTATTAAACAAAAGATTGAGTTAGAACAAGCTCAAGCTTTAAAAGGACAAGAACTTACTACAGAAGAAAAACAAAGAATAGAACAAGAGGTTGCTCAAAAGCTAAAAACAATGACACCTCAGGAAGTAAAAAGATATATGGCTAGAGAACATCAGGACCCTGCTGAAGTACTAGCACATCAATTACTTCAATATCTTATTCAGAAAGAAAATATTAGAATGAAGTTTAATAAAGGTTGGAAACATGGACTTATTGCAGGAAAAGAAATTTTCTGGGTAGGTATAGTAAATGGGGAACCAATTTTAAAAGTAGTAAATCCTTTAAACTTTGATTATGATAAATCTTCTGAAAAAGATTTTATTGAAGATGGAGATTGGGCATGTTATGAAATGTCAATGACTCCTTCTGAAATAGCAAAGTATTTTGGTTCAGAACTTACTAATGTAGAGTTAGATGAGTTATATGAATCTTATAATAATACAAACTCTTTACCTGATGCAGCATTTACTTTCAGAGAAGATGGAGTCTCAGTAAATCTAGGTATTAGAGTTATACATGCTGAATGGAAAGCATTAAAACCTTTTAAATTTATTTATGGTATAGATCCAGAAACAGGAGAACCTTATGAGGATATTGTTGATGAATCTTATAAAATGAATATAGAAGCAGGGGATTATAAAGAAGAAACTGTATGGATCCCTACTAAATATGAAGGATATCAAATAGGAAATGATAAGTTTGCTATGTTAAGAGAAGTTCCAGGACAGCATAAAGATCTAACTAACCTATATGAATGTAAACTTTCTTATATAGGTTCTACTTATGATAATTTAAATTCTTCTACTACATCACTTGTAGATAGAATGAAATATTACCAATATTTCTTTAATATTTTATGGTA